TTAAACCGGCACTATCCGGATGCTTGATGTGTGATTCTCCGCCAGCATCTTGTACTACTGCGCGGCCGAAAAATGAATTTCCCCCAGGTTGAACTCTAGTTTCAACATCGCTTGGATTGAACGGCTCTGCCGGCATTCCAACACGTCCAGGAGTCATAGTTCTTTGAACACTTATTTGACTCATAATTTCCCCCTTAGTTTAAATGAAACCCGATAGGCTTTAAATAAGCTTCGGAATCAGTTTTCATGTTATTCTTGCGGATTGATTCAGCATCAACCTCGTCATCACCGTCTTTTTTGCCGGCCTTTTGACTAAGAGCATCTTTCAGCTCTTCGTTTCCGTCAGCTTTTGCAGCTTCAAGAGTTTCGGCAATATGGTCAAATCTAGCTTCGATATAGATCTCGCTTTTTTCGTCCATTTTTAAATCAGGACATTTTTTGGCTATAACAGCCTTTTTAATGTCAAGATCACTCATGTCCTCTTTGATTTCCTCAGAGTCCAAAACTAAACTAGCAGTCTCAATAAGACCAGCTCTTTTAGTTACGAGTTTGTTGATCTCAGTTGCATCCATTTTTTTCTCTTTAAGCTCTTTGTTTTCAGCTTCAAGAGTATCAACTTTTGCAGTCAACTTTTCAACTTCTGTAGAATCGGTTTTAGCCTTTTCCAAAGTAGCCTTCACTTCACCCATGGCATCTGTTTTGCCTTGAGCTTTGTTTGATTTTAGAGATGAATTTATGGCTTGAGCAAGACCGCTTTCGACCTCAAATTCCATCCCGTCCAACGTAATTTTAACCATAATTTCCCCCTTACTTGTGGACTTGGTATTGTCAATTATTGACGGTTTATTGTTATCTAAATCATCTAATATTGCCGCATCTGAGTCCATTCGTAAGCGAACTTCCGAACCAGCCCTTCCGCGATCAACAATAGCTAAATGATTATATTTAATATTTCTTTGAATTGCATCAAAATGTTCGCCATCCGGCGTTTTTCCATTAATAAATTCTAAATCGCATGAATATCCGCAAGAAACTTCTCTTAGTCCAGCGTTTTCTATTTCATCGATTGTAGATTGATCAGTCACAGTAACACCGGTTTCAACCATGTTGCCGTTCTTTTTAACTTCGGTATCTGTAAAGCCAACCATGAATTCTTTGGCGTTTGTTGAATCAACCATGACTACAGGATGTCGATTTGTGAAAGGCATTCCCGAAAGTGAGGTCATAGAGTCTTTTTTAAATACCTCGTCCTCTGGTCGGAACTCCCGAATGATCGTTCCGTCTGACTTAATATAATTGAATACACCAGAGCGAGTAGCAAATACAGGAATCTTTAAAAATCCCTCGTCTGTTTTGACTGGTTTTCCTAATGGTTGAAAATCATATCTTTTGTGACTCATTCACTTTCCTCGATCAAGTCCTCTAAAACAGGCTCGGCGTAACATCGACAATTAATTGGTTCCCCAGGATGACCGTCGCTAGGCGGCTCGTCCCATGAAAAAATCTTTCCTTCCCTAGAAATATGGGCTGGTCTTACTCGTTCGTCAAGTGAAGTTCGCCAAACATAACGTCCTACACCTAAATTAGTTTGCCGCAATTTCGAGATACTTCCGTTTAACTTATTGATTTGATCTCTAGCAATCAAATCGGCTCTCGATTTTGCGACCTTACCTCTCTCTCGGATTTTCTCCGAAATTTCTTTAGTTGACAAGCCTTGTCTGGTCCCAGCAAATATTTCTCGCTGGACTTCAGTGAAGTATCTTTCATCAACTGACTTAATTAAGGCAACATTTTGTTCAACATAATTTTCAACTTGAGCCCTTAAAAAAGGCTCGTCACCAAAAACGTCAACATCTAGCACAGTTTTTAAGCTCTTTGATAATTGTGCCAAATTATGGGCGTTCACTGCAAGTCCAGACTTTTCAGCGGCAATGGCTAACTCGGCTTCCGTCAAGTCACGACCGAATTCTATTTGGATTCCATTTAATATAATTGCAAGCTCAGTCCCGAGGGCATCTCGCTTTTCCTTTTTACGGGTGATTGGTTTTGGAGTTTCTGGCTTACTTGAATCCTCACCAGCTATTAATTCTGGCAACCTAGGTATTAGCTGCTCATTAACCAGTTTAATCAAATTGTTCATACGGATTTTATAGGCTCTCCGAACAGACCGTTCGATTGACCTTGGATCTAATTGACGAGGCTGTTTAATACGAAAAGTTTTCCCTCGTTGCTCTTGCCATTTCTTTCGCTTTTTCAATTCACTGATGAGCTTAGGCGGAGTTAGACTTGCTAATATGTTTTGCTTAGCGTCATTACGTTTCATGAAAGCCTTTGTTTTCCTCAACGGTTGCTGTGACGAATTTTAATACTTTTTCGCCTTTGCCCATTACTATCAGAAAATCCGGTGACATCATCCCAAAGGCCGGGTTTTTTTCATTCATCCAAAGTTTAACTTGTTGATTTGTCCAACCCATATGGGGGCGGATCTTTTTTCTAATTAGCATAATCAATTTGTTGTGCATATCAAGAGCACGACGTTTTTGGCCAGTCCTTAGGCTATCGAATTTACCATGAAATTCCATTAATTCAGTATTTGGTTGATCCGGACTCATATTCACCTCGCTTTATTCGTTTTCGTTTTCTTCAGTTTCCGCCGGATTCTGGCGGCCTCTCAACTCTGTGTCAATTTGAATCTCACCCTCATTAGTTCCAAAACGACTAGTTGCCACCTCGTCCGGATCTACAACGCCAGTGTTCAAATATATTAGATCGCCCTGGGCATTCTTAAGATAAACCTCGGATTTATCCTTTTGACTCATTTGCCATAATGGATTGAATTCAATATCCCACGTTTTAGGCTCAATACCTTTTGTCGGGCCGTCCTTAGACAGTAAACAAAGAGTAAAGAATTGCACCAATTGAGGCTTTAGCTTTACTTGTTGTAATCTCGAAACATGTTGATACCAATCTTTACGTTCGGAATCACCTGATTGGCCTAAAGATCCTTTTGGACCTTCGCCTAATAAAACAGTGTGTGGGATTTTTGACGTTTGAACTAATCGTTGCTCGATCTTGCCTAATAATTCCGGCAATCCTTGGAGGCTTGTTGTTTTACGTTCAAAGTCCTCACCGTCCTCTATGACGATTGCATTTACAATCGACCTACAAGCATCAATCAATTCTAATCTCTTCTGTACTAGGTCATCACGGCCTTGAGAGATCATTTCAGTTAAGTGTTTAATCTTATAAACAGCTTGAGCAAAGTCATGTACTAATGTTGCCGCCGAATCATGTGCCGTTTGAAAGTTCCTAATTGCATTTTGAGATCTATTTAGAACCGAGTCATTCCAGTAGTTATTTCCAACAAATAAATTCTTAGGTAATTTAGCGCCTTGAAATATTAGCATTCTATCGGAATGGATTTCGATGTTTGTCGCGCCCTCGCCCTGTTCCGCTGATAAAGTGTAAACCCCCGGCCTTCCAAAATTCTTTTTAGTAGGATCCTTTTGGATCTTGCTTTCAACGGGGTTTAGTTCCCATCGGTGCATTACATTTGCAAACTCAATACCTTTAATAGCCGCAAAATTTACCGGCTCATGAGGTTTTCGTCCGTCCTGAATGCCTAATAGAATAGCGGAACCACCGTATAAACTAGCCCATTTTAAGGCATTATCTACATGATCAATCATCCCTAACTCTTCATATTTATCATTTAATAGGTTGTTTAGGGTTTCGTCATCGTTGGAGTGAGTAACTTCAAATCCTTCCCTTTGCATTTCCTCGGCAGGTATATCGACAATTTTCTCGGCCATATCATCGGATGCATATAAATGTTCTGAATCAGTTTTTGCCATTCTCTCATAAGCAAAATCAGAACTCATTCTTTTATCTCGGCCTTTAATTCCTAGGCCTGTTAATACATTATTCCAGCCGTCCATTCTATTAATAACTGTTTTAGCCGAATCTAGTACGGCGTTTAGCGGTTTTATCATCAAGCCCCCCTAAGAGCGATTAATCTATGATATTCTTTGCCTTTAAAGGTCTCTTGTTTTTTGATTTTCTCTTCAAGAGATAGCTCATCATGTTCTTGTTGACGCTTTACTATATTATCTCTTTTTAATTTTTCTCTCTCTTCATACGCTTTCAATTTCATAATTTCCCCTCAATTTCACATCATAATGTCAATAATCTTTCCAGTCTTTCTATCGCACTTCCGCCAAGATTTCTCAAGGCTTGAGTTGATGCATCAACACAATCATCATGTTTCCCGTTCGGAAATGCGGCCCACTCCTCAACATAATCGAAAGTGTACGGTGCATTTTTCGGTAAGTAAACATTTCCAGCCTCAATTTGTGGACTCACCGCATAGGCTCTCGCTTCTTTGGATCCGTCCGGCTCTACTGGTATTATTCCCGATATTTCTTTTTTAAGCACGTCAATAATTGCTGGACCGTTGGCCTTATCCTCGACCAATTTACGGAATGTTTGTGGCCATTTAGCCGACAAACTAACCACCGCCCGAACGGATTCCGAGAAACCCATTTTGGCCCGTACTTGATCTAATAGGTATTTATCCGCACCTTTTCGGCCCCATACTTGTCCAACA